TGCTCTCCACAAGATGTACATTGCCTACCGGCAGCAACATAAGGCACAATTAATACTCCACGATAGCGTCTAGAGAGGTGATACTTGGTGTTACGTTGTCTGCGTCTGAAAGAAGCTTTACTCTAAAGTCAAAGGCTCTTCCATAATAGTTACCTGCTCTAAACTTCATCCAGTCCGACCAAGTTGGGGTTCCACTGGGGTCATCATCCGTTGTCCTGATATAGAACTCAACATTGTGGTCTGCCAAATCACCAGAGTTAAGGCTGTCCCACAAACCAGGCAGACTGTCAATATTACCAGAAAGGTCATCAAAGAGACCAGAACTGTCATCCTGTCTGTCAACTTCGGTTTCAATTCTAGCCCACACAAGTCTGGGAGTGGTGGTGTCTATGTAGGTTGAGAAATCATTCTTTAGACACACCGGACATGGTGCCCCCAAAAGTAGCATCCTCTGTCTGGGTGGTTGTCGTTGTGTAGCTAGGTAGGTAAGTGCTGGGGACCACAACAGAGGTGTAGTTCTCTGAGGGGGTTCCATTCTTATCATAAGCACGAATATGATAGGTTCCAGACCTAAGGGGCAGGGACACAGAGTCACTTGGTCTAGCCACTTTTGGAACAGCAAGGGTTGAGCCACCCCAAGTTGCACTAGTCTCTTCAATGGAGTGCCTGATCTTATAGTGTGACAGGTCGAGGTCAGACACAGGTTCCCAACTAAGGATCAGGGTATTTCCAGAAACTTCCACATTGAAGTTTGTAACATCCTCTGGAGCATCCGAGAGGGAGTCCACTTCAACGCTTGATACAGTTGTGTAAGAACCCCTCACACCAAAGGTATTAATAGCTCTCGCAACTCCACATAGTCAATACGTTCAGGAGAACCACTGCTGACATCAATCCTAAGACTGTTCAGGAGTTTCTCTGAGATGATCTGTGCAAATGCGGTGGTGGTAATACCAACAGAAGGAACAAGATAAGGAGACGGAAGGGTGGTGTTGTCTCTTTCGTAAACCTCTCCATCGTCCACTTCATCATAGATTGTTTCAGCAGTCTCTCTGAGGATCAGTTTACACTGAAGGTCACCATCGTACATACCGAAGGACCATTCAATAACTTCAAACTCTTTGGAAGTCCAACCAAACCTATCCAGTGACAGGGTTACATTATCCCCCACCTGAACATTGAATGCCTTGAGACCAAAGTTAGCCTCAACAGTAAGCTGCTGTCTGTTCTTCTCTAGGAAAATCCTAGCAAGTCTTCTGGCCTCTACAGAAGTATCTGTGTACTTCAACGGAAAGTCAAATACAGACTCCTGACCATTGTCAGCAATAATGTAAGAGGTACTTGCTACAGGGGGGTAGTCAGTCTCTTGCCAGTTGGATTCTGCACCCCGGAAGGTTCCAGAGACAGTGTTGAAGTTATCTCTTCTGGAATGACGGGTGGAAATACTGATACCACTTCTAAGGTCATCCTCCTCAAAGTCTTCAACTGTGGCAGTCCAATAAGCAGGTTTCATCCTCCACTTGCCTTGGGAGTACCACAGCATCCCACCCATAGAACTGAGAAGAGACCTTACAATGTCGTAGGGAACAGCACCAGTTGTAAAGGCACCATTGCAAGTATATCGGGTCTCACCACCAAGAGTGTCTGTCTCATCACACACAGTTGCAGCAGAGGTCACAAGGGAGTCATCAATGTTGGCATCAGCCTCTTCAAGACCATACTTAGAGGTCAGGTAGTCTCTAATACACAGAGCAGAATTATCACTCCAAGCAGTGGTGTCTGTGGAGGGGTTGTAGACCTTCTTACCTTTGATAGTAGCACTGACTTCCACGATACCATTGGGGAACACGTCTTGGTCATACTTCATACGGATATAGAGGTATGCAATACCCCTAAGTCTGTGTTCAGTAGTCCAATCGGCTACCTCAGAAACTAGATCGTTATCAGCAGCTTGATCAGAAGCACCTAAATGTTCTTTGATCCTGATGTAACCATCATAAATATCTGCTGCTTGGTCTGGATCGTCAGAGGAAATAGTGGCTACGTTACCATCGACATCAAAAGAAGTTACAAGAGCATCATTGATGTAAATCTCACTGAACTCTTCAATCTCATGTCCAGCAAAAGCCACAACCCTATGGAGGTATTCATTGTCAGTGCCTCCTACAGCATCAAAGACTCTTACACCGTAGACCCTAGCCTTACCATAAATAATCTGGTGGTCTAGAGCAGTGCCAATGGCTGTGGTCTGATAAGAACTCTCTGGATTAGGCGTAAGTGCATTGACAAGGAAGGATACACCAAGACCGACAATAGCCGTAACAGCCACCTGTGCAAGCACAAAGGCAGTTGTTCCCGGAAGAAGACTAGGAAGTAGAAGACCTACAACACCAGCAGCCATTTAATCACCCAAATACTTTCCATAGAGGAGGTCAATCTTCTCATAACCAAGTCCAACCAACAGGGGTTCAAATGGTTTGTGAGCCTTGGTATTGATGTGTACCACAGACACACCGTCTTTCTTCAGACAACCCTCTGCAAATTCAATGAGCTTACTAGCAACACCACTGTGTCTGCTATCTGGATCAACATAGATGACATCCGAGATTGCAAAGGTGTGAGAGGCATAGTGTAGACTTGGAGCAACAGAGACAGCAAAGTAACCTACAAGCTTTGGTCCTTGTCTAGCTGTAAACACTCTCAGGACATTGAGTTGCTCCATTGCCTCATAACCATCCCAATGAGGTTCCAGCTTGATCTTGTCTTTGTGAAGAGCAACTTCCTTCCAATGTTTCTTAAGAAGTGGTTCAATGTCTTGTCTGATCTTACTTAGGAACTCTTGTTGGTAGGTAATCATTCTGCTTTCTTTCCCCATGTCAACTGTTTGTCTTGGAGGTCTTCGATAAAATCTAGTCCAAGATCATTCGGGTAGATCGACTTCTGGTAAGCGGAAGTGTATCTGGCTACTCTAGCTCTCTCAAGGTCAATAAGTCTGTTCTCAACTGTGAGAGAGATTGTGCTGGTCTCTGCTTGTTCAGAGATGTTCATCTGGTCCATGTAACCAGAGAAGATTTGGGTAAGGTCACCAGCGGCTACAGTGAGGCCACCATCGGGGTCAAGCAATCCAAAGTAGACGTTACAAACCCTGCCCTGATACGGCTCAGACAGTGCCAGAGAAACAATCTCAGAGTTAATCCCTGTCAGACTGATCTCAGCACCCTTCACAGCAATGTCAGCAGTCTCTTGAACAAAGTCCACACCAAGAAGGGAGCCTGCACCTGTCCAAGTCTCTCCATCATAGGTAAGGTCACCATACCCAGTCCAGAGCCTCAGAGCATTACTACCATCAAACAACAGTTCTACTGCATAGAGAGGTCTGACAACACTCCCATCAAGTCTGTTGGTAACAGTGGTTGTAATATCACGGCTCATGCAATAGCCTCAATAGCATTGAAGGAGATACCATAAGCACTGGCATTGTTGATGTCCCAAGCTGTAACATTACTGTCCAGACGGAAGACACCCTTTGGTTCATCAAAGACAATGGTCTCTGCTGTATAGGTGTCTCTCAGAGCAGGCCAGATTTCCAAGGTTCCATCTCCGGTCAGATCAACCAAGACTCTGTGAAGCCTTGCAGCAGACCCACTGCCCAACTGAATGTAGTCACCAGCCAGAAGAGAGCCTGTCATTGTAACTGTTACACTAGAGTCCCCCACAGAGCCTGTGAGAGCGCCTGTGGTGATGCTTCCTTGAGGCTCGGTATAGTCAGGGTCACTAAGAAGGAATGTGCCATACTGGCCCTTCAGAGAGAGCAGGAAGGCTATCCAAGGAGCAGCGAGGTCTTTCCTTACAGGAGGAATGGTAACACTGGCTTCCCACCGTTCCCCTCCATAAGAAACAACCTGTTGTTTGTAAGAGAAGGGAGAGGTAGAAATAGCTACTGCATTGGAGGCTCTCAACTGAATATCAGAGATACCAATGCTAGTGGGCAGGGAGAGGGGGTATGTCAGTGCCAAAATTCTTCTCCTGAGGTTTTATTACTCTTTGACCTGTTTAGGTTTTGGGGTAATATCTGTAAATTCCACGGAACGTGAAGTCCAGAGACATTCCCACCTTTGAGAGGGACAATATGATCCACCTCATACCTTTCCCCGGAGGTTCTTTCTAAGTCTTTCGACAACCAATAGTAGTAAGAGATTTCTTCTGTTTGACCTTCAGATAGCCATTTTGGGGTGGCTTGCAACTTATTTGCACGTCTGTTCGCTTCCTTGTAGGCATTCTTTTCTGGGAAGGTTTCCCTCCACCACTTAGAGTATGTGTTTCTTTTTGCCTTAAATTCTGGCTCATCTTTGCGGGAGTAATAATATTCTGAGGAGTTTTTTCTGTCTTTATCTCTGTTATTAGATACCCAAGCTCTTGTGCTTTCTCTTTTACAGTCTGCACAAACAGTACAAAGACCGTCTCTCTTGTGGACATCTTTGTGGTACTCTTCTTTTAGAAGCCCGCACTTATTACACACCTTACTCATTTATCTAAACACCGCTTTCATTTGACC